TGTCGACATCCGTACTGGAAGCGCTGGGGGTAGCCAGGAAGACAAAACACCAGGTGATATCGGGCCCAGCTAGCCCGAGTGCATATCACGCAGCGAAACCCGCCCCTCTCCCGCATCGGGGGCGGGTTTTCTGTTCCGTTGGTGCGGGAGGAAGAGATGCGGGACATGGACGAGAAGATTCTGGAGCTGTACGAGAAGCACGAGACGTGCCGCGAGGTTGCGGCGGAGCTTGGCGTTTCGAGCGAGAAGGTTCGGCGCGTGCTAATCGAGCACGGCGTCCCGAGGACGCACAGGCATCCCGAGAGGGCGTCGCGCAAGACCGGCAAGCGCATGCCGAGCCATTGCAGGACAAAGTACTGCGCAGCGGCCGTAATCATGCTCCGCGAGTTGCTGGGCATGCCCACGGGCGACATATCCGAGGCACTGGGGATTCCATCAGCATCCGTGGTGAACATCTTCAACCGCAAACGCCCAGACCTGAAGCTCGGCAGGTGTCAGCGCGTCAGCGATGAAACCATCGAGGAGGTCGAGCGCAAGTACCTGGCAGGCGCATCAACTATTGCTCTCGGCGAGGAATATGGGGTCAACCACAGCACCATAAGCGCATGGATGGGCATGCGTGGCCACAAACGCGGGAAGGGAGGCGGCCCTGCGTTCGCGAGGGCGAACCAGGCTAAACGAGACGCCGCCATCGAGCGCTTCGAGCTGTCCGACGACGCCGACTTCGCCGACAGGCGGGCCAGGGCCAAGGCGAGACGCAAGTACCGAATCGCTAAGCGGAACCATGACAGCGGAATCACGTGGAAGAAGCTCGCCGAACGCAACGGCAGCATGGAATGCGAGGTGTGTGGTGTCATGTGCGACCCGCACGACAGGTCGTGGGGGTCCTTCGGCCCGACGCATCCATCGGTTGACCACATCGTCCGCATCAGCGACGGCGGTGAAGATACCTGGGACAATTCGAGGCTCGCGTGCATGAGGTGCAACCTTGCGCTGAATGCGGAAGCGAACAGGGAAGCCAGGGAGGTTCGCCTATGAGTTTGTCTGAAGCGGTCAAGAACGGCAACGAGCTGGAAATCCTCGTCGAGACGCGCAAGAAGATAGCCTCGCAAATTGACGAATGCGACAATGGTCACGACCTGTCCAGCCTGTCCGACAAGATGGTGAAGCTGTGCGAGCGGATCACCGAGCTGGAAAAGCAGCAGAAACCTAAGCGCAAAACGGCGCTTGATTCCGTGCGCAAGGTGCGGAAATGAACAACCAATTACCGACTTTCCATGTTGCGCCAGACTATGAGCGAACGATGGGTGATGCGGCCTACGAGTTCGGTGCGTCTTTCGGCATCAAACTCGACCCGTGGCAACGCGTTGTCATGAACGATTGGCTTGCGCTCGACGACGCTGGCAAGTGGGTATGCTCCACGTGCGGCCTGAGCGTGCCAAGACAGAACGGCAAGACGGCGCTGGTGAAGGTTCGCGTCATGTTGGGAATCTTCAGCCTCGGCGAGACGGTGCTCTTCACGAGTCACGAAGTCCGCACGTCGCGGCAGGTGTTTGACGCGCTCGCCGAAATGCTCGACCCAAACGGGGCGTTCCCCGAGCTGGCCGCACAGGTGCAGTACATCAAGCGCTCGAATGGATACGAGGAAATCAAGGTTTCTGATTGGCTGGACGGCGACGGATGGCACAAGGGCGGCAAGTTGCTCTTCAGCTCGCGGTCGAAGGGCGCGTCGCGCGGTTTTACCGCCGATGTCGTGGTGGCCGACGAGGCCATGTACATGACAGACGAGCAGGTTGCCGCGCTGGTTCCGACGATGGCGTCTGCGCTCGGCGGTGACATGCAGTTCATCATGCTCGGCACACCGCCAGCACCAGGGGACAACGGCACGGTGTTCCAGGCAACGAGGGAATCTGCCAAAAGGGGCAAAAACGGAATCTCATGGTGCGAGTGGAGCGTTGAAGATATAGGCGACGTGAACGACTGGGAGCGCATCGAGCGATGCAACCCGTCGCTTGGAAATCGGCTCATGCGCAAGGCCGTAGACAACGAGCTTGCGGTCATGTCCCCCGAAACGTTCGCCCGCGAGCGCCTGGGATGGTGGTCGCCGACCGCAGGCCTGCCCGACTTCGCCATCCCCGCCAGCAAGTTCGAGTCGCTGGCGGTGGACACGGCCCCGACCGAGGGCCGCGTGGCCTACGGCGTGCGCTTCAGCGCGGACGGCTCCGAGGTGAGCCTGGCCGCCGCGAGGCTCCACGACGGCACCGCCTACGTCGAGCAGATACGCCGCGAGCCGATGGCTATGGGGCTGGGATGGCTCGCGGAGTGGATAGAGGCGCGCAAGCGCACCGGCTGCTGCTGCGTAATAGACGGCAGGTCTGGCGCGCAAGCCCTGGTGGACAGGCTGGGCACCATGCCGAAGGGCTACGTGGTGACGCCGACAACCGTGCAGGTCGTGGCTGCGTGCACCGCGATGGTGGACAGCGTGAACGAGGGCACGCTCGAGTGGTTCAGGCCGCAGGCCGACCTGTTCGACAGCGCCACGACGTCCACGCGCAGGAAAATCGGCTCCTCCGGGGGCTGGGGGTTCGGAGGAGAGAACCCCATACCCATAGAGGCGGCATCGCTCGCCCTGTGGGGAGTTCTCAACTCTAAGCGCAACCCCGAGAGGAAGCAGAGGATAGGATGACATACGGTTTCGGCTCGATATCGCAGGCCGTGGGCCTGCCGGACGAAGAGCGGGCGACAGTCGCCGAGCTCGTCGAGATACACGCGGCGCACGCGAGCGCGAACCACGACAAAGGGCGCTATTTCGACCAGCGCATCACGAGCGGTGAGTGCAATCTCGGCATCGCCCTGCCGTCCGACCTGCGCAACTTCGAGATGGCGTGCTGCTGGCCGGAGAAGGCGGTCACGGCGCTCGCCGACCGCTCCCGGTTCGATGGTTTCGTCAGCGCACGCGGAGAACAGGTCCCGGAACTCGACGCGATCGTGCGTGACAACCGTCTCGTCGGCGCTTACGGCATGAGCGTGATAGACGAGCTCAAGCACGGGGGCGTGCTCGTCACGCTCGCGCCGAACAGCCTGACGGGCTGCTCCATCCGATTCCATACGTTCGAGACATCCGCCGCCCGCTGGAACGGTCAGTTGCAGCGCATCGACGCCGCGCTCGCGATCATCAGGTCGGACCGCGACAAACTGCAGCATGGGACGCGCCCTGTGGTGGTCAACCTCTACACCGACGACGCGACTTGGGTGCTCACGCGCAGGGATGACAGCGTGTGGCGCGGCAAGCACACGTGGGTGGCAGAGCGTGCGGCGAACGGCCTCGGTCGATGCATGGCGACCGTCATGCGCAACCAGCCCACCAACTCGCAACCGCTCGGGACGAGCCGTATCACGCGATCGGTGCGGGCGCTCACGCGCGGTTACATCCGCACCATGACGCTCGCGACGATAGGCCTCGAGTTCGCCACGAGCCCGCAGAAGTACCTGATGGGCGTGAGCGATGCGCAATACGATGCGCTGATCAACGAAAAGTTCTCGAAATACATTGACTCGATGATGCTCGGCACCATCGACCCGGAGACGGGCCAGGTACCGCAATACGGGCAGCTCGCGCAGGGCACCCTGCAACCGCACGTCGACATGCTGCGCCTGCTGTCGACACAGTTTGCAGCGGCTACCTCCCTCAGCGTCACCGACACCGGCGTCGTGAACGACGCCAACCCGACGAGCGCCGATGCGCTGGCCGAGCAGAACGACAAGCTCATACGCCGCGCAGAGGACCTCAACGCCTGCAACGCCGACGAGCTGCGTGACGTTGCGCTCATGGCGCTCGCGATCAAGCGCAACCAGTCGCTCGCGCAGCTGTCCGACGAGGACCGCGACATCATGGCGCACTTCCTGCCGCCCTCGATGCCGAGCTTGGCGGCAACTGCCGATGCCGCCGCGAAGATAGCATCCGTCGCCGAGGGCTTCGCGGACACCGAGGTTTTCTGGGAGATGCAGGGGTTCGATAAGCCGACAATCGCACGCATCATGGCGCAGCAGCGCCGCAACCGTGGCTTGAACCTCATGGCGGGATTCGGTGTAAGCGATGAGACTGCCTAGACGTGCGCTGGACGCATACAACGCCGCCGTCAAGCAGTGCGGTGACGGCGCAGAGCGCGCTTCGCTTCGTGCGCTATCCGTGTGGCTTGAAGCGAACCCGGATGCTGAAATCTCCGAAGTGCGGGAGTTCTGCAAAACGCTGCTGCACACGGTCGGTACATCGTACGGTCAGAGTGCGGGTGACGCCGCATACGCGCTGCGTTCGCTTGTCGCCGATGAGCTGGACATCGAGCTACCAGACGTTGATTACGCATACGAACCCGACCCCGAATACGTGGCCAAGACGGCGCGGTATCAGGTGGAGAAACTGAAGGCCGGTGATTCTGACGGTTTCGGAAAGGCCATCAGCGACGCGGCTCGGTATTTCGCGGAACGCGGAGCCAACGACACCATGACGAACCTCGGCGAGCATGACGCTAAGAAGCTGGGAAAGCGCGTGTTGTTCGCGCGTGTTCCAACCGGGCCAACCACATGCCCGTACTGCCTGATGCTTGCATCGCGTGGTTTCGTGTACAGCAGCGAGCTCAAAGCGCTGAACGCCAACCATCGCAACTGCGACTGCCGCATTGTCGAGGGGTTCCCCGGTATGACGGTCGAGGGTTACGACCCAGACGCTTATTACGATATGTGGAAGCATCCAGAGAAGTACGAGAACGAGAACCCGCAAGGGCAACCGGCTTTCGAGTTCACGCCCGCAAAGGACATCAAAGAAGCAAGGGAATATGCTAGGGCGAATTTCGATTGCGATGCTGACTTCACAGGCTTGGATATTCGGGCCGTGAACGAAATGAACAAGTCAATCGCCGCCCACATTGACATGTTCCCAGAGCTGAAAGACAACATCGGCTTCATCGGTTCTGCCCAGGCCTGCAACACACGCAGAAAGAATGCGTGGGAGGAGTACTACTACAACAAGAATTTCGACACATACGAGAGGCTTGGAAAAGACGAGGACTTCAAGCGCAGGCAAGCTAAAAGAGCCGCAGCGCGCACGGTCGGCAAGAGCCACGGAGAGTGGGCGTGGTCCTATTCGCCCGAACAGTCGTATCCAGATTCGCATTTGCGCGGCATCTGCATGAACAAATCGATGTGGACGCCGAAAGCGTACGACGATCAAATCAAATCGTTGAGACACAGCGTTGAGACGAAGTTCCATCCTGAAGGGTGTGATACGGTCAAATCGATTTTCGACCACGAGATAGGACATCAGCTCGATTCGCTGCTCTCGATTAGGTCGGACAGCGAGTTCGTCGAATATCACCGTAGGCTGACTCGTGAGAACGTAAAAGACGGGCTGAGCGAGTATGCCGCAATGAATGAAGCGGAGTTCATCGCTGAAGCATGGAGCGAGTACCAGAACAACCCAAACCCGCGTGAGCATGCTGAATTCGTTGGAGAATTGATAATGCGTAAATACAAAGGCGGTGGATGGCGATGACAGAAGCGGAGTTCAGGCAAAAAGCCAAGGAATACGGCTACGACGACGAAGAAATCGAGGAATTGATTGAGACGTTCGTTAAAGAACCGATTGAGCTGGGAATACCGCCAACGCCGTACGATGAAATAATCATCTGGTACAAGAACTACTAACTTTCAGAATCAAGCGTCCTTCGGGGCGCTTTTTTCATATGCCTACGCACGGGCCACGTGCGGCCAAATGACGACGGCCAAAGGCCGGGAAAGGGGCGAGAGATGCCCGAGGCACATGAGACGCAGACGCAGGGCGCACCTGCGGACAAGACGTTCACGCAGGCCGAGATGGACGCCATCATCGGCGACCGACTCAAGCGCGAGCGGCAGAAATACGCCGATTACGACGAGCTCAAGACCAAGGCCGCAGCCTACGACGAGGCCGAGGAAGCCTCCAAGAGCGAGTTGCAGAAGGCGGTCGAGGAACGCGACGCGCTCAAGGCGCGTGTCGACGAGCTGGAGGCTGACAAGGCCCATGCGGATGCCGTGGCCAAGGCCGCATCGACGCATGGAGTCGACGCCGAACTGCTGGCCCGCATGACGGGCGATGTCGAGGAAAACGCCGTGTTCCTCAAGGCACAGATGGCGGCGCAGCCGAAATACGGGCAGGTCCCGGACTTCGGCGAAGTCAACCCGCCGACCATAACGCGTGAATCCATCGAGGCCGTGAAAGACCCCGTGGAACGCGTGCGGCTGCGAGCACAGCACCAAGACCTCTACAAGTAAGGAGAGACAATGGCTGTACCGACAAACATCATCACAGCGGCTGACATCGACGCCGCGCTGTCCCAGGAGTTCATCCAGAACTTCAAGGGCGAGTTCGACCGCCTCGCCGAGCTGATGGGCATCTTCGGGGTGTCCACCCGCGCCGCAGGCGTCGCCCTGTACCAGTACACCGTGAGCGGCGCGCTCAACAACAGCGCGAACGCGGCAGGCGCGTATTTCAAGACCGCCGACACCGACATCGTCGCAGGCAAGACCTATTACACGGTATCCAACAGCGTATACAGCGCTGTCGCTAACCCGACGAAGGCGAATCTTGGCAGCTACTACGAGCTCGACATCCTCGGCTCCAGCTCCGGCACCGCCTACGTCGAGGGCGACGAGGTCGCGCTGTCCAAGTACACCGTGACGCGCACCCCAATCGGCGACCTGTCCCCGGTACCGTACCGCAAGATGACCACCGCCAAGGCCATCCTCCAGGATGGCTACGAGAAGGCCGTCATCGCCACCGACGCCAAGATGCTCGCGCAAATCCGCGCGCAGATCATCAACCAGTTCTTCACCACCATGGCAAACGGCACCGCCACCAATGGCGCCGTGACAATCGCCGGCCTGCAGGAGTGCCTCGCCCTCATGGACGCCAAGGTGCTCGACAACATGGAGACCAACGGCGACGTGACCGACGCCTCGCTCGTCCACTTCGTCAACCGCCAGGACATCGCGGCCTACCTCGCGAACGCCGCAATCTCCACGCAGACCGCGTTCGGCATGACCTACATCCAGAACTTCCTGGGCGTGCAGAACATCTTCGTGACCAACAAGGTCGCGAGCGGCACCGCCTATGCCACCAGCGCGGCGAACATCCACGCCTACGGCATCGACTTCGCCGAGCTGTCCCAGGGCGGCCTGGTCTACCAGGTTGCCGACAACGGCCTCATCGGCGTTGCCCACAAGGGCGCATACGACCACGCGTCCGCCGAGACCGACGTCATGTGCGGCCTGCAGCTCATCCCCGAGAACACCGACTACATCGGCAAGTTCACGTTCACCCCGGACGCCTAGCCATGGCCGTCGCGAAGGTGAAAGTCCGGTTCCACGGCGTGCGCGAGCGCAGGACCTACGAGGTCGGCGAGACCTATGAGGGCACCGACCTGCGAATCAGGCAGCTCGTAGAGCGCGGGTACGTGGAAGCCGGGCAGAAGAAGCCAGCGCCCAAGCGCGCGGCGAAACCGAAGGAGCAGTAGATGGCTTACGCGACGGTCCAGGACCTCGAGGCGAGGTGGAGAGCCCTGTCAGAATCCGAGCAAGCCGTCGCGCTGACGCTGCTCGATGATGCTGCGGTGCTCATCGACTCGATGGGCATTCCGTCAAGCACTGCGGCTGCGCTCATCGTGTCGTGCGATATGGTCAGGCGTTCGATGAGCATGTCGCAGGCCGATGCCTACGGCGTGGAGCAGGCATCCATGACGGCGGGGCCATATGCACAGCAGTGGACATTTGCGAACCCGACCGGCGAGCTGTACTTGACACGTGCGGAGCGGAAGATGCTCGGATTCCTCGGCGGTTCCATCGGTTTCGCGCGGCCAGCTTATGGACGACTGGAGCCGGAGGTCGATGCCGATGATCAGGGGTGAGAGCGTCACCGTCGAGCTGCGCACGTTCGGCGAGGCGGACGCCTATGGCAACGCCATCGAGTCATACGCGCCGCCCGTCACCGTCGATGACGTGCTCATCGGCGATGGCGGCGTCGTACAGCGCGTCGAGGACGGCGAGCCGCACGCGTTGCGCTATGACATCGAGTTCCACTTCCCACGCTATCACGCTGGGGACCTGCGCGAGGCCCGCGTCACGCGCGGAGGGATGACGTATCGCGTCGTCGATGCCGTGACGCTGACGGATGCCAACATCCCGCCGGGAATCAGATGGAACGCGATAGCAAGGGCGGTGAGGTTCGATGGGTGATACGCGCTACAAGCCGCGCCGCGCCGGAATCCGGGCGCTGATGCGCGGTCCCGAGATGCAGGCGCTCATGGGTCACGAGGCCGAGAAGGTCGCGCAGAGAGCGCATTTCCTCTCGCACGACTGGGAGGCGACCTACAAGGCGCGCGTCAAGGTCGGCAGCGTGTCGGCTCATGGCTACGCCGCCACCGGCAACTATGCCGCAGCCGTCGACGAGCAGCGGCACGACACGCTCAACCGGGCGCTGTGAGGGGAGGCTGCATGGACATCATCCCGCATGTGCTGACAGCTGCCCGAAGCGTTGGGGTGCAGGCATCGACCGAGATACCGGCATCGCAACCGCAGGAAATGGTCACCGTGAGAATCGTCGGCGAGCAGTCGACGCGTTTCGTGCAGCGGACCCGCTTCGTGGTCCACTGCTGGGCGCAGAGCGACCACCGCGCCGCCGAGGTCGCGCGTGCGGTGTCTGACGCGGTGCTGCTGCTGCCCGACACCGTCGACAACATCGCGAGCGTCGAGCAGGACGCGATGTACTCGGACGCGCTCGACGGCATGAGGCGCTGGTCGGCGTCGTTCTCGGCGACCTGCAACCGATGACAATCAGGCAAACGTACACACGATCGATACCAGGGGGTCGCTCATGCGGCCCCCTGAACGTTTAGGGGGCAAAAATTGGCAACTGCTAACACGACCGATAACGTAAGCGTCGGCAAGGGCGTTGCGGGCGGCTATTTCTACACCGCGCCCAAGGGCACCGCTCTGCCAACCGATTACAGCACTCCGCTGGCAGAGGCGTATACCAACTGCGGGTTCATCAGCGACGAGGGCATCACATCGGCGAAGGACGCGTCCACCGACACCTTCCAGGACCTCAACGGCGATGACATCGCGACCGGCACATCGTCAATCGAACGCACTATCCAGCTGCAGTTCGTCGAGATGCGTCCCGAGTCCCTCAAGGAGGTCTTCGGGCAGTCAAACGTGACCGTCGCGAACGACATCATCACCGTGCGCGACAACAACAACGACATGGACGAACGCGTGATCGTCATGGAGCTTGTGCTCAAGGACGGGCGTCGTTGGCGTCGAGTCTGCCCGCTGGCGAAGGTGCAGGAGTGGGACGAGGTGCAGGTCGCCTCGACTGAGCTCGTCGGCATGGGCGTCACCTATCGCTTGCTCAAGCCCGACGATGGCGACTACATCATCGATTACATCCAGGCATCTGCTTAGGGGGATAACCGATGGCAAAGGTCAAGTTCGAGGGCCATGAGTACGAATACGACGAGACGGCTGTCAAGTCATACACCCTGTTCCGGCAGATAAGCCGCCTCGCCAATGACCCGGGCGGATTCTTCGACGGCATGAGCCGTCTGTTCTGCGGACACGATGTCGAGTACGCGCAGCAGCTCGGTGACGACATCGACAAGATGGGCGAGCTCATCTCGGCGGTCATGGAGGATGCGGGGCGCGACGCAAAAAACTGATGGCGCTGGCACAGGTCGAGAGGGACCACCCCGACGAGTTGAGGGCCGACATGCAGAGATACTACGGGCTCTGCCTGGACGACATGGGCAGGACCTACACGCACAAGCATGCAGCGGCCCTCATGTGCCAGCTCCCACAGCAGTCGCGCGTCTGCGTCGCGATCAACCCCGATGCGGAGTGGGACGAGGTTACACAGCTGCTCGTCAGCATCGACTACTCGCTGCGCATCCTCGTATGGCAGCGCTCGGGGCGCAAATCAGGCAAACCGAAGGAGCCGAAGTGGCCGTCCGAACGCGCAGCAGCCGCAAGGCGCGTGCGCGATGTCGACCGCAGGCTCGTCGACAACGTGTTAGGAGGTGATGACACTGGCAGGTAACTATGAGGTCGGCTCGGCTTATGTGTCGATATACCCCAACACCAGCAACTTCTCCAAGAACATCGTCAACGGCCTCAACAATGTCGACTTGTCGCCGACCGGCAGCAGGATGGGCCAGACCATCGGCAGCAAGATGGGCGACGGCGCAGCCAAGGGCCTCTCGAAAGCCAAGATAGCCATCGGGACGGCACTCGGCAACGTGATGACAGCCGGCATCAACGGCATAGCCAACTCGATGGACCGCGCGATATCGCGGGTCGACACGCTCAACAACTTCCCCCGCATCATGGCCAACATGGGTATCTCCGCCGATGACTCCAAGCGGGCGATGGACCGGCTCACGAAGGGCATCGACGGACTGCCGACGGCGCTCGATGATGCGGTGTCGTCCGTCTCGCGGTTCGTCAGCAAGTCCGGCAACATCGACCAGGCGACAAGCTATTTCCTAGCTGCTAACGACGCCATCCTCGCCGGTGGCGGCTCGATGGAGATACAGAAGACCGCCATGGAGCAGTTGTCGCAATCATACGCCAAAGGGCGCATGGACATGATGGAATGGCGGTCGCTGCAGGTCGCGATGCCAGCACAGCTCAACCAGGTCGCGCAGGCGATGGGCATGACCACCGACGCGCTCGGCGAGGGACTGCGCAACGGCACGGTCTCCATGGATGACTTCATGAACACCCTGGTCAGACTCGACAGCGAGGGTACGGGCAACTTCGCATCGTTCGCCGACCAGGCCAAATCCGCGACCGGCGGAATCGGCACCGCGCTGGCGAACCTGCGCAACCGCATCGTCAACGGACTCGCGCAAATCCTCGACAAGATAGGCCAGCAGAACATCGCGAACATCATCAACGGAATATCGACCGTCATCCTCAGCCTGATGAAGGTCGTCGCCGGGTTCATGACGTTCCTCTCGCCGGTCTTCGCTTTCATCGGCAACCACTCGCAGGCCATCACAGTCGCAATCATGGGTATAGGAGGCGCGTTCGCCGCACTCGCAGGCCCAGCGATGATCATGACCAAGATAACAAGCATGATGACAACGGCCAAGGCCAGCGTGGGGCTGCTCAAGAGCGGCTTCGGCCTGCTCAAGGGCGGCATTGCCGCGATAGGGGGTCCGCTGACGCTCGTCGGTGTGGCCATCGCAGCGCTCGCAGCAGGTTTCGTCTTCGCCTACACGCACAGCGAGGAGTTCCGAAACAAGGTCAACGGACTCGTCGCGTCGCTCGGCCAGGCGCTCGGACCGGTGATACACGCCATCGGCGACTTCTTCACCAACACGCTCATCCCCGCGTTCCAGCAGGCCGCGCCCGTGGTCGGCGAGATACTTCTCAACGCATTCTCGCTGTTCGCGTCATTCGTGACGAACTTCGTCATACCCGCGTTGCGGTTCATCGGTAACATCATCGTCACATACGTGATACCGGCGCTGCAGAACATCGCCGGTTTCGTGCAGACGTACGTCCTGCCGGTGCTGCAGGCGCTCGCAAACTTCATCATGACCTACGTCGCCCCGGTGCTGTCCGCCATCGCGAGCGTTATCGGGACCGTTGTCGTCGCCGCGTTCTCGGGATTCGCTCAATTCATCGGGGCCGTGGTGATACCCATCCTGCAGCGGATATGGTCGTTCATCAGTGGTTCGGTGATAACCGTCTTCCAGACGCTCGGCAGCATCGTGCGCACGATAGGCAGCGTCTTCGGTGCGTTCGCGAGCACCGTCTCCGGCGCGATGGGCAATGCCGTGTCGTTCGTGCGAAACGGCGTCACGAACGTCATCAACGGTTTCCGCAACATGGGAAGCAACATCAAGAACGCGGCGAGCAGTGCGGCGAGCAGCGTCATGGACAGGTTCCGCAGCATGGGCGACGGCGTCCGCAGCGCGGTCGACACCGCCATGAGCAATGCACTCGCGAGGTTCAACGACTTCCGCTCGAGTGTCAGCAACGTCATGGACCACGCGCGGAGCGTCGTCCACAACGCAGCGGACAGCATCCGAAACGCGTTCGCCAACATCGGCATCCGGTTCCCGCACATCTCGCTGCCCCACTTCAACTGGCATTGGGAGAGCATCGGCGGCGTGATGTGGTTGCCGCATTTCGACGGCATATCCTGGTACGCCAAGGGCGGTATCGTGGATGGAGCCTCGATCATCGGTGCCGGTGAGGCCGGTCCCGAGGCGATCGTCCCGCTGAGCACGCAGCGCCGCATGCGCCCGTTCGCGCAGGCGGTGGCACGCGAGCAGGACACCGGAGGCGAGATCGCGGCACTGCGCGAGGACCTGCGCCGGATGCGGCTCGTGCTCGACATCGACGGTCGCAGGTTCGCGGAGGCCACGGTGGGGGAGATGGACCGCGCACTCGGTAACCGTGGCAGCCGCAGGTTGGCAGGTGGTCTCGCATGAGCATGTGCATATTCGACGGGCATGACCTCGGTGAGCTGTTCACCGTCGGCAACCCCGAGGTGCGCTTCCTCTCGTCCAACGTCGTGTCCGAGCAGGTACCCGGTCGTGACGGCGCTGTCATCACAGGCCGCACGTGGGGTACGGGCGAGGCGTCGTTCTCGCTGCTCGCAAAGGGCGATTGGCGGGAGCGGCGCGACGCCTTCTCGCAGCTCGGCATGTGGCTCTCGGTAGACGAGCCCAAACCGCTCTACATCGGCGACGAGCGCTATCACATGGCAATCCCGACCGGAGAGCTCAAGTCAGACATCGGCGCGATGTCCGGCACGGTCCGCGTTACCTTCATGCTCGACGGTCCGGCATACGGCCCAACGCGCACGGTGACAATACCCTCAGGAGGCTCGGTGACGTTCGACGTCGGGGGCACCGCAGCGACGCGACCGACAATCGCCACGGAACGCGCATACCGTGACGCGTCGTCGCTCGTGTGGGGCGTGCGTCTCGACGAGGGCGACTACCTGCACGTGCTGACCGGCAGCTCGTCATATCGCTCCGTCTCGCTTGACTGTGACGCACGCACCTGCATCGTCAACTCGCAGGTGAGCCTGCCGACGGTCGATTCCGATTGGTTCTCGCTTGCGCCCGGCACGCATACGGTGCGCATGGACAAGGGCACCGGGGCGGCAACGCTGACATACACGGAGAGGTGGTTGTGATGCGGCGGCTCATGGTCTACGACCGGACCGACAAGCCTCTGGGCGACATCGCCGAGGCGGACGTGTTCTCGCTCGTCCGCAGGGCCACGATCAACGGCGAGCATGCGCTGGAGGTGACCACGACGCGCAAGCTCGGCAAGGGTCAGCGCATCCTGATGCAGGACGGGCGTCAGATATGGCACGAGTATGTCGTCGATGGCGTCGACGAGCTGCACGGTGCCGGCAGGCGACCGGTCGGCACATATACGTGCGTATGGTC